AGGCCACGAAACCGGGTGGATCCCGGTTCACACGATGGCTGCCGGAGACGGCTTCGGCCACATGACCGGCCTGATGCCGGGCGACGGCAAGACGACAGGCGACCAGGTCGAGGTCGAATATCAAGAAGGCGACTTCGAGACGGGCGCGATCACCTCGCGCATTCACTCGCAGGTCGATACGCCGCCGGTGGTTCAGTCCGGCGAGCAGCTCTTCATGACGCCGTTCGGATCGTCAACGAAGTTGGCCAATGATGGCTCGGTCACCACGACCGACAAGGGTGGCTCCATCATCAAGCAGGATGGAACAGGAAATATCTCCCACAAGCCTGCGTCTGGAAAGTTCGTTTTTCTCGGCGGCGACGGAGTGACCGGGACTTACGATTTCGTGACTACGGCCAGCGGCCCATCAATCAACGTCAAGGCGCGGATCTCTTAGAATGGCCACCGACATCTTGGTTTTGGGTGGCATAGCATTCGACAATTGGAGCACTCCCCAGCGTATGCCGTTCGGCGGCAAACAAGCGATGGCCGTGCACAAGTTGCCTGGCGGCGCGCGCGTCGTCGACACGCTGGGTCCGGACGAGAACGATATCCAGTTCACCGGCCAAATGTACAATAATAACGCCTACGGCATCGCTGATGAGTTGGACAGCCTGCGGAAAGCCGGGGCACAGATCCCTCTGACCTTCGCAGGTCGATCCTACATAGTGATCATCGCGGAAGTGCACGTCGACATCCGACGCTTTCCGCAGTTGGTCGAGTACCATGTGAACTGCCTTGTCGTGCAGAACAACATGGCGGGTGTTCTTAGCGCCATCAATTCAACCACGTCGAGCCTCGTCACCTCGGACATGGCGACGGCGACGAGCATATCGACTGGCGGTCCAGGCCCGGTCGCCGGCGCGGCTGGAATAGGGGCTGCGTAACCTCATGCCCTTCCCAGCAAATATCACTGCCGAGGTCGCAGCACTCAACACGACGATCAATGCCGCACTGCCGCTCGAGAGCGCTTTGCCTGGCACGATCACGGCTCTCGCCAACCAGGCGGATACGGCCGTCAACGACATCGATATCGCGCTGCTCGCCGCGGCAGGCACGCTGGACACCTTCACGGCTCCGGTGATGGCGCCGGCGATCGTTATCGCCTTCCAGGCGCTTGTCGACTCCGGCTCCGTGCAGCTCGCACTTTGCGATTTGGCGGGCCCCGTTGGGCGCGTCGCCACAAACCTGACGAACGAGATCTGAAACAATGGCGACGTCGACGGCACCGCAAGGCTTCATTGCCGCGGCAGCGCCGACTCGCGTCGTGCAGGTGTCGAACACGACGCTCTTCCATCTCGCCGCACGGTTCTTCGGCAACGCGCTCCTCTGGACCGCCATTGCGGAGGCCAATGGGCTGACCGATCCGTGGATCTTCGCCCAGACGAGCATCATCATTCCGAACCAAGTTCCCACGTCGACGCCAACCGGAATCTTAGGGGGCTGACGTGCCGGACGTTTTTTTGGAATGGAACGGAGATTTCATCGTCTCCGCGAGCGGAGGCCTGTTGCTCGCGGACGGGATCACCCTCTCCAATCAACGCATCATTCGTCGCCTCAGCACGGCCGTCCAGGGCTACGTCTGGCATCTCGATTACGGCGCCGGCCTTCTTCAGAAGATCGGCAAGCCGGGTGTGCCGACGACAGTCTCTTCGATCGTTCGCGCACAGATCGCGCTCGAGGCCACCGTCTCGCCGACGCCGCCGCCGGTCATCACCGTGACCGAGGTCGCCAACCAACCGGGCGTCTTCATCATCTTGATCCAATACACCTTCGCGGCAACCGGCGAGCCGGTGTCGCTCTCCTTCACCACGTCGACGACTTAGGGAGCGGACAGAAATGGCCAATCCCAATCTGCCGACCCGCAGTTTCAGCACCATTGTCGCGACCATCGTCGCAGGCATTCAGGGGCGCGCCGAAGATCTCCTCGACTTCACGACCGGGTCGCCGCTTCTGGCGATTACGGAGGCGATCGCCGGCGTCGTCCTGTTCCTTCAGGCAGTTGCGCTTCAGATCCTGACCATCGCTCGTTTGTCGACGTCGTCCGGGATCAACGTCGACACCTTCGTCGCAGATTTTATGCCGGGGGTTCCAGGCTCTACGATCACCCTTCCAAACGGGCAGCCGTCGCCCAGACTCCCGCCTTCATTTGCTTCTGGCACACTGACTTTTGTCAGGTTCACCGCATCAACGTCGACGCCGTTCGTCCCGGTCGGCACGACGGTAAACACCGCCGACGGCACGGTGACGACCACCGTCGTCGCGGACACGACGAACGCCAATTTTTCCTCGGCGCTGAACGGCTACACCATGCCGGCCGGCGTACTGACGCTGACGGTGACGGCTCAAGCCGGGGCAGTAGGTACAGCGGGCAATATCTCCGCGGGCTCAGCGATAGTGCTGACGACCCCGATCACTGGCATCGACCAAGTATCGAATGCCCTTGCATTCGTCGGCGGCCAGGTGGCTGAGACCGACTCCGCGCTCAAGGCACGCTTCGTCCTTTTCATCCTTGGCCTGTCGCAAGGCAACCTCTTCGGCATCGAATCCGCGCTCGCGAATCTCAACGTCTCGATCGCTTTCACCGTCACCGATCAACTGACGACTGCAGGGGTCTCTCAGCCGGGGTTCTTTTTCGTCAACGTCGATGATGGCAGCGGGTCTCCGTCGAGCGCATTTCTTCTCGCGGCACGGAACGCGGTGAATGCTCATCGAGCTCTCGGGGTCAACTTCTCGGTTTTCCCTCCGACTCTGGTCACTGCCAACGTCAACATGATCGTGTCGGTCGCGACTGGGTTCAACGCGACGGCCGTGGCCGCGCAGGTCGCCGGCGTCATCACGACAAACATCCTCGCGCTCGGGCTCGGCGGTGGCCTCCCCTTCGCGCTTCTCCCTGTGTGGGCTTTCTCGGTCATGGGCGTCACCAACGCGACAGCCATCACCCTGAATGGAGGCAACGCGGATATCGCCGCGAACAATCAAAACCGGGTCATGCCCGGCACGATCACTGTCAGCTGACATCTGGGATTTTCATAAATGACCGACGGTACAATCCAGATTGCGCCGAACTCGACGGGCGCGTTTATCGATGCGCAGTTCCTTACGAATGGCGCATCTCAATCGGTCGGTCGACAGACCACCACTCTTGGCGACCCGACAAATATTTCCGCCATTCAGACGGTTCGGGCCGGCGCATCGATGCCGGTGCAGTCTGATGGCGCGGCCGTCGTTATGCTGCGACCAGACGGCGGCGGGTCGGCAGGAACCGATTCCAGCGCCAACGCGCCGACATGGCCAGTCATAGGCGCAAATTTCTCCGGCAGTGCTCCGGCGCCTTTTACCAGTTGGGTTCTTCTCAAGACGGTTGCTCTCAATCAGACGCGCTCCAAGATCACGGTGGACAACCAGTCTGATACGCAGATCCTTTGTCTTCGCGACGACGGCACTGCGGCGACAGGAAACGCCCCAGTCAACGCAACCGGTTTCACGCTGAACCCAAAGCCGAGCGCTGGACCGGAAGGTGGCCATTTTGAATCGACGACCTTCCGCGGCCGCCTCCAGGTCTTCGGTGCTTCGTCCTCTCAATTCGTCGCCATCTCGACAGACTAACGCGAGGGCGTAATGCTTCTCGCACTCTCATCGCTTTGGGAAGAAGGTTCCGCACCGGCTCCTGTTACAGCGAATCCGGCGTTCGGGTTGCTGGCCTCGATCTCTTCCCTTTGGAATGGAACGGCCCCGCTCCCTCCCCCACCGCCGACGCCACCTCAACCATTTGTCCCGACTGCCGACTCTGCCTCGATCCTCATCCGCCTTGTACGGTTGCTGCCGTCGCGCTGGTGGTCGACTCCGGCTCCGGTTCGCGACGCTATCCTTGGCGGTGCAAGTGATGTCTTGGCGCAGGCGCAGGCGTTCTTCGCCTTTGCGGCCGCGCAGATGCGACTTTCTTCTGCAGTCGGATTCTGGATCGACCTATTTGCGTTCGATTATCTTGGCCTGACGACACAACGCCAGACCGGAGAGTCGGACACTGCCTATGCCGCGCGCGTCAGGGCGGCGATCACTCAGGAGCGCGTCACGCGCTCTGGCATGATTTCGGCCCTTACCACACTCACGGGGAAGGCGCCGATCATTATCGAGCCGTTCCAAGGCTCAGATTGTGGCGGGTGGAGTAGCCGAACGCGGGGAGTCTTCATCACTGGCTGGGGCTGGTCGGTCGGCAATGCAGCGGACCAGGCTCGCGCTGGGATTACGTCTCCAGGCGGCGGTGAGATCGGACAAAAGACTGG